TCTAACTTAGATGGTGGTGGCATTTTATTCTTGAAGCTATACGGAGAACCAAAGCCCCTCCATACACCATTCACCCCCTTATCCTGGAAGGCTGCATAAGTCTCCATGTCAAAGTAGATACCAATGCTGTTAGGCATTGCCTTCACCTCAGCATCAATGGACCTGTACAGCTTACCGCTTGCATTCTTACCCATACGAGTGAGGTTAGCACGGGCTTGCTTGACAACATTATCCCTGAATTTCTTGAGCTCCTTGTATGTCTCCTGTTGGTCCATTAGCAGATGGTCATATCATTAGGGCAGATGATATCCAAGGTCATAGCCCACCCTACCAGGTCATTCTCAAACCTCTCACTAAATGGCTCACAGCTCGGTGTGTTCTCCACATGGAAGTTAAGGTCATGCAGAGCACCATGCAGTAGCATCTGATATGCTCGGTTGAGTATCTGCAGGGTGCTGTTCAGTGCATCATTGGTGTTGTCCTTGGTCTCCCATTTGGTATCATCCTCCACCTTTACCTTATCCACAATGTCCATGCAGAAGATAGTCAAGGTGAACCGTTGTATGTTGGACTCAAACTGGGCCTGTGTTACCATGGTGTGGACCAATGGGAAGATGGTCTGCTTGGCTATGTCCACATCAAAGATATCACCATTGGTTACGGTGTTAACCAAGGCATCTGCATCGAAATGATCCTTGAGTGCTTTTACAAGTGTATAGTATCCTGTCATTTTATTTTATTTATTCGTTGTATTTCTCTTTGCTCAATTTCCGTTTTTTGTTTTTCGAAGGTGAGATAGGTGAGACATTTATGTAGTCCATAGCCGGTAACTTCATCATACTTGGATATATCTCCCTTAGCCACTGCATAGATTGAAGAATACCATCCCCATTGTTTGTTGAATTGGCCCCTCTCCGAGAAGTCCTCTTTGTCCCTATCTTCTTCACTTCCATCTCCAAATAGGACAGGGTACTGTCTAACAACTCGCTCCCTAAATCGTAAAAAAAAACCCTGCTCGAAATAGCTATCTCCATCGGCATATACTTCATGAGCTCATGGTACTCCTCTCCTGCTGTGTATGGAGCTATCTCATACTTGTCCTTCCGTGTGTTAATGATGGGCCTGTACATCACAGCCATTGCCTTGTGGTAGTCATCCCAATTGTTGAGGTGGTGCTCAAGGTCAATGTACTCACCCCATGATATCTCTTCCAGGTTAGGGATGAAACCGAACTCCATATCCTTGAGCTTGAACCTGTGGTAGAACTTAGGAGGCTCATTGAATATCTTATTGAAGTGCTCAATCAATTCATTCAGGTCAGTGAGCTTAATCTTGGCCACCTCCTTGAGGTCAAGGCCGCAAAATATCTCAATCATCTTCTGTGCAATGAACTCCTCATCGGTGGACTCTGCCTGCATCTTGAGGAACCGTTGGTAGTTTTTCAACGGTATCTCCCCCATGTTACTTGGTATCGTTATCTCTGCCTTCATTCTTAATGTAATTGTAACAAGCCACGAGCATCTCAAGGTGCACTGGAAACCGCTGTATGTTGTTGAACTCTATCTGCACCCTCCTGCCTTTCTTCTCAAGGATGTAAGCCTCAACCACTTTTATCATCTCGTACATATCAACGGTAGCCATACCTTAATAACTCAGTTAGTTGTCATGTGTTAACCCTGTTTTTAATCTATTGTTATTCAGTTATTTATATCACTTTACTTGAAGCTTTACTTTAAGTCTTTTTTATTTTATATAGTATTTTCCTTTATTTGGGTTTTCGAGCTGGTAAGAAATAGAGTATCTAATAGCATCAATAGCATGGTTGTACTTATCAATGGGTGTCTTACTCTTCTGTGATAACCAACAGTAATTATTCAGCTCTTTAACCAGGTCAACACTCCCCTCATCTATCACCATGTCATAGTCCTGCAGGAGGGCTATCCCATAGCTAACGGAGTCAGGGCCTTTGATGGCAGGCACCACATTGCACCCCATTGCATTGAGCTCGGTAATAAGACGGGGCTCTGCACTATCTGCCACAATGAGTGAGCTCCCTGCTCTGCTCTTGTTGATGTCGGCAATCATGGAGGTGGTGAGTCCTTTCTCATACAGGTGGAGTCTTACATAGATCACCTTGTTGCTTGTGTCGATGGATGTCTCTACCAATGTGGTAGGGTCCTGTGAGAATCCATAGTCCTGACCATACACTGATGGACTTACCTCAATGAACTTACCTAACCTCCAATTGTTGAAGATAACCCCCTCCGCTTTGTCTAACCATCCACCAAGGATGCTGTGGTTGTACTTGTCGGGTCTCCGCTCTCTCATGATGGCTACCTCATCCAGGAAGGACTGAGGCAGGTTGGTGATGTTATCAAGGTAGGTGGTATGGATGTAGCAGGTATCTCCATGCTCGGTGTTGGTTCCGGGGCTGATACCCTTGTCCTCAAAGAATTTACCGTATATCCAATGCTCTTTTGTGGCAGGGTTGAGTATCAGTACCACCCTGTTCTGTTGCTTAGGTGAACGGATGGATAGGTTAATCTTGTCAAAGGTATTCTCATCGGTGAGCTCCTCTGCCTCATCCACTATCCAAGTGGTGATACCCTGCAATGATTTAAGGTTAGCCGTTTGGTCACCGGATGAGGTCCTGATACCTCGGAAGATTATCTCACTGCCTGTGGTCTTGTTGACTATCTCGGACTTGGTTATCTCAAAGTGCTCCTCCAATCCCATGAGCTCTATCTTCTCCTTAAACTCGGGTATGATGGAGATGTGAGCTGAGGTCATTGTCTGACGGGTGAACAGTATCTTGTGGCCATGCTCAAAGGACAGCAGGCACACCCATGCAGCTACACTAAAGGACTTGGAACTACCCCTGCCTCCTGTAATAACAAAGTACCTACAATCGGAGGTATACAGGGGCTTGTACTTCTCACTCGCCTTGATCATTGAACTCAATTACATCACGGATGCTGAAGCTATTTATATCCACCTTGGTCTCCTGCTCCACCCTTTGAACAGGCATACCTAATCGGTAGTTAAGCCACAGCTTGATGGCGGCAGTATCTCCTTCAAGTACCTTGTGGTATAGGGCATTGAGTACCTGTTCACATGGTGCCACCTTATCCATCTGCTGAGCAAGGGCTATTTCAGCTGCCTTGGGTTTTCTCCCTGCACCTGGTCTCCTTCCTCCGTTCTGTTTTACAATTTCCTCCATGTTAATAAAAAGTGATTATTCAGCAGGCACAACATAGGCCTCATATATCCTCTTTAATTGGTTGACCATAGAGATAACACAGCTACCACAGGTTGAGTACTGGAGCTTTTGTGAGAACACTCTATTGTTAATCTTAAGGAGCTCATACTGCTCGCTGTTTTTTACCGTGCCTCGGTAATTGGTAAAGAAGTTATCAAGGTATGCATACTCATCGGTGGTAAGGACTTGGACCTGCTTATTAAATAGCCCGTTTATTTTCTGCTGTAGGTTAGCACTCCACTCATTGAGCTTCTCTTTGCGTTCCTCACATCCACAATCTTCACCTGCCATGTGCTTGACAAGTGCTTTGATACCGGTAACGGTTGTAACCTTCTCAACTGCTGTACCTAACTCCCAGGTAACTGTTGGCTCTGCTTGAGCCTTGGGTTTGCGTTTACTCATTGTCTTTATAGTTATCCCATTGCTCCTGCACTGCCTCTCTTAGTCTATGCTTGCAGGACTTAAGGGTGTTAAAAATACTCTTGCTTGATATCTTAGTCTTATCAGCTATCTTCCTGATGGATAGCTGTTGCTCCCTGTGGATATCCCACACTCGTTGGTCATACCAATGCCACTTAGATACCTCACCATCAATGGAGTGCTCAAGCTCTTTGTATGCCTCAAGGAGGGTATGGTTATCTGCAGCCAATCCAAAGGCATTATCAATGGATACAAACTGAGGCTTGTAATTACGGTTGATGATAAGGTAAGTATTCCTAAGTACGTAATACATATAGGCTCTATTTATCTCTCCATTGATAATACACTGCTCCTCCCTGGAGTAATTCATGAGCCGGATGTAGACCTCTTGGACCACATCCTCGGCATAGAACTGCTCTCCAAAGGTATTGACTACCCTGACCCATTCGCTGTGATGCTTAGCTATTTGGTTTATCCATTCCATTTGTAACCATAGACGCATTTTGACCGTAGATGGTTTTCAAATATAGCGAAATAAACTTATCCTGTATCTCAAGGGCTACGTTCTCACCTGCAATGAACCTCCTCACCGTATGGTAAGGAGCCTTCATGTCAAGTGCCAAGTGAACAAGTCTATACCTGTCACTGAGCATACTGTTAGCTGTTTTGACAGCCCATTGGCTAAAGGTTTCACCCTCAGAAAGGTAGATCATCAGACTCTTCATGCTTAGGTGCTTTGTTATTTACTAACTTGTTTTGAACAGGAGCAGCAGAACTAAGGCTCATGGTCCATGCTTCGATGGTATTGAAGTACTTGATGGTACCATCCTGTGCCTCCCATCTACGGCCTCGTAGGTTGTACTTGAGCTCCACCACATCCCCAGGCTTGAGGTTGTTAGCCAGGTCACACTTATCCTGTACTAATTGGAAGGTAATGTACTGTGGATACTCATCCTGGCTCTTGAGGGTTATGTCTCTCTTCTTGAACTTGTCGCTCACTGTTGTTGTTGGGG